TTGAAGTGGTAAAGTTCCAGCTATTAAACATACAACGGCCATCATTCCTATTGCATTAGCTATTCTGGTTAAACCTTTAGTAAATTCTTTTATTATCTTTTCATTATCAATCCACATTAATGATAACTGTTTTAAAGCTATGAGTAAAGCTAAAACCAAACCAGTAGCAATTATAAGAGCCACTATACCGCCAGCATTTACATTAATTTTACTTATTAAGCCTATGGTTGCTACAATAATAAATAAACTAGTAGATAACATTAATAAAGAATGTGACATTCTTTGTAGACCGAAACCTAACAATGCTGCTGAGGCACCTATAATAGTTGCAGCTGCTAATAATTCGCCACCTATTTCATTAATTTTACTATAATCTATAGCAGCTAAATTTGAAATAGCTTTGCTTAACATAGAACAAAATGCAAGCATCAATATACCACCTAAAGTAGCTTTTGGTGCTAATTTGAGCATCGCCACTGAAATAAGCATTAATTCTGTCATTAATATACCTATGTTAATTACAGTAACGAACATATTAGGTATGCTTATTTTTGACATATTTATCATAGCTTTAGACAAATTATTTATGGAGCTTGTTAATGTCAACATTATAGCAACCATACCTATTAAAGACATTTTAGGTAGACCTTGTATATTAACAGATAGTTTAGTTAATGCTAAACCTAAACCACCAAATACAACTGCTAATGCAGAAATAGCTGCAACCGAATTCCAAATTTTTCCAGATGGTATTTTAGAAAGAGCCCATATAGATGCAGTTAGTGTACCAACAAATATTGCCAATTCCAATACTATCGGATTGTGTACTTTAAGTTGCTTTATTACTTTACTAAATGTCGTAAAGAAATCTGCTACGGAACTTGTTAATTTTGAAATTCCACCGATTAAACTGGTTAATCTTATTAAAAGTACACCAAATACAACTGTTAATGCTAATGATAATATACGTGATGCATCAGCATTTTCTATAAATTTTAATAGTAAATCTATTACGTATAATACTGAACCGCCAATAAATTTAAACACTCTTACGACTCTTCCACCGAATCCCTCAAGCATTGTATTTTTAGTCATATTATTTAAAGCTACGCCTAGCTCATTAAATTTACCTGTAATATAGTCCAGTATAGTTCCATTTTTTAATGCGTTTACAAAACCTCCTATTGTTCCTTGCACAATTTGTTTTATCTTAGGTAAATATGAGTTGATTTTATTGATTATTTCGACTAATATAGTTAAAACAAATTCTAATACGTCAACTAATTTGGTTCCTAATAAAGCTATTATGTTTAAAATAAATTCATCTAAACCTGTATCATGTATTAAAACAAATACTTTTCCTATTAACTCTATTAGTCTTCCAATTATTCTTTTAAGAACATCAGCTATATTTTCTATAAAATATTGTATAGCACCGCTTTCCCTTAACGCTTTAGTGATAACATATATGACATTACCTACATAACCAGTAAATTTTAATATCACTTCTGTTAAATTTTTTACACTAGATAAAGACGGAAATACTAGTTTCAATATTTCCAATATTACATCTCTAACTAGTCCAAAAATAGAAAATAAGCCCCTAAAAGTATAAAAGACATTAGCAATTGCATCATCACTAAGTCTCATTTCCTCAGCAAATTCTCTAAAAGCTTTAGTCATTTGAAATAATTCTTCACCAGTTTTTCTAGGAAAAATATCTCTAAAAGCGTATGCTATCGAACGTATTATATTGTAAATATTAGTTAATATCGCATATAGACCGCGCATTAACTCTTCTCTACCACCGAAACCATTTTCTCGTCCTTCGCCACTTTTCCATATGCTTAAAGCGTTATTACGTCTTTGTGCTATCTTATCTAACCAAGAACTGAGTGCATTATTTAAAGACGTAAACAAACTCTTAGCTTCATCAAAATCACCTATGATTATATCCCATGTTTGTGTCCAACCTGACTGAACTGTTTCTTTTAATACATCCCATAGCTGTGTTAAAGTCTTTACAGATGTTGTAGCTTCTTCCGCTTCTGCTGCCAATTCTTTAAATCTTTTGATTTGCTCATCATTATAACCTTTGGCTTTTAATTCAGCTTCACTATACGCATTTGAGTACATCTGCATAGCTTCTGTGAATAATTTACCGCTAAGCCAACCTTCTTCCAAAGTATCTTCAAAAGCTACACCCTTTTTCTTCATCATAGCTTCGACATCTATGCCGGCTTCAACTTTAGCTACTTCCATTAATGTCTGTTTTAATTTAACTGTAGCCATGTTGGCATTTCTTAATGAATTCCAGTCTATCTTTCTGATAGTACCGCCCATTGCCTGAGACATCTGATATGTAGCTCTGGCCATATCTTCGGCAGTTGCACCTGAGGCACCTGCAAGATTTGCTAAACCTTTAACGGCATTTGCTGCTTCTTGTGCTTTCATACCCTGTGCTATGAATTTACCGACATTATTTGTCATTTGAGTAAAATTATATATTGTTTTATCGGCATATCTGTTTAATTCATCCAAAGCAGGTACTATATTTTTTACGTCATCTTTTGCTGTGTTGGAACGCATTACCTGAATAGCATTAATTTTTGTTTCATATTCCTGTAAACCCGTTTTTATAGGATCAATTGTTAATGCTGAAGTTATTCTTTTTCCGGCGGTAATAGCGTCATTTGTCATTCTAGCTACAGCTGTTGCAAAAGCCACATCCATATAAGTGAAGCTTCTCTTAACTGATTCTACACCTTTAGTTATAGGATTGAAGTTAACTTTCTTAGCTGCATCACCAATCTGTTTAAATCCCTGTGCAGATTTATCCAAATGTAATGCTGCTTTTAATTTGTCGAGAGTCGACATGCTCTGCTTTACGCCAGCTTCAAACTGACGGTTGTCGAATTGCATTCGTACAACTTCATTTTCCACTGCTGTATTACTCATCGATCTCTAACCTCCTTCCAAGCTTCTCTAGCTATATCCTCAAATATTGGTCTAAGAGCTGGATTAATATAATCGTGCCCTTCTACATAACCGCCATTACGTGTTGCATGTCCATACTGTAAAATTACAGCAATATTGCAGCCTTTTTCAACATGACTGTTACACCATATTATAGAATCTAACCCATCATTGTGTTCGATTTTATAATACCATGAATTGGCTGTTTCACCGGTTTCACTAGGTGTATACTTTTTTAAAGCTTCTACTCCTCTTCTGCCGTATTTATCCAGCCAACTCATGTTAGTCATTTCAAGCATTTTCTGTAAACGGCCAGTTGTCTTCTTAAAACCGCCAAATTGAATTGTTACTGCTTCTGACATAATTATTATCCTTTCGAATGCATTGCTGCTCTACGTTTAGTATTTATAGCATCTTGTTCTCTGAGAATTTGAGATGTGCTCTTCTTCTCAGGCTCTGAGTTCTTTATACCATATATTTCTATAAGTTTCATTAACCTAGATAAATGCCATTTCTCGCATTCAAAAGGTATAGTGGATGCAACCATCCAATAATAAATCATTTCTGATGTTACAGGCTCTTTGTTAACACGATTTTTGTTACGTGTGTTAATAACTGTCGCCGAATATGGGTCACTAATATAGTCTAATATTTTTTGCATATCTTCAGGTGTTATAGCCTTATAAATACTAGGGTCTACATTTTTGTTTATTGTCATACATTGTACATAATACAAAGATTCTTCGACAGTTAAATTTTTTCCAATATGTTCTAGGAATGGTATATGATACTTTGACTCCCATTTTGACACAGCCAAAAGAGAATGCTCAAGAAGTAATTTTCCACCTTTAAATTTTTGAAAACCTGTTTCATCATCATATATTTCTAGGTCTTTAATCTCTAACTCAAGCATTCTCGACCAACTCCTTAAGCGTTCATCTGGTTAACAACCTTTACCTGCTCTTCAGTAAGCTTTCCTTCTTTAGCGGCTTCCTTAATCTGCTCAGCAAGATTACGTGGAATAACACCATTAATAAACTTAGCTGCTGCATCAGCATCTGTAGCAAGCTCCATATAGAGTTCTTCATAAGCTGGAGAATAAATGAATCTCTTCTTAGCTTCATCAGACTGATCAAATAACATGCCATCTGGTGACTTTTCACCGCATGTCATATATATGAAATCCTTAAACAGCTCGACAAGAGCTTTCTGGTCCTGAGTATTCGAAATCTTATTAATGTAGTTAGTTACACCACCCTCATAGTTAGCCTCAAGAGCAATGATGTTTGGCTTTGAAAGGTGGAACCAGAAATCCTGGCTTCTTTCATTTCCGTCATAATCCTCAAATTTTATTGTTTTCTTTAACATAATTTTATCTCCTTTTTGAATAAAAAATAAGGGGATTGATATTATCGCACCCCTTAAAACAATTTAACAAATAATAATTAACCCTGAGAGTTAAGAATATCAGCGATCTGATTTGGTGTAAGAAGATGAGCTGTAATATCAGCATCTCCTGAAACATCTGGATCTGCATCATGACCAAAGAGATTCTTCTCAATGATTTTGAGTTTATCAGGATCAATAAGGTCAGAGTCAATCTCTACAAGTGAAGTTGGCTGACCGCCTGCTACATTTGTAGGAGTTGTCTTAAATGCATAAGAGAACTCAATTGCTTCTGGAGAGTCATTGATTGTCTTGTAACCTTTCTCTGAAGGTGATGCAATAGCACCATAAACGAGGTGAAGAATGTAAGCGTGATCGTTACCTTCTGTATCGTTACCCTTCTGTGTCTGGAAAGCAAGACCGAATGTCTTTCTGTTCTGCTGACCGAATGTTACACCTGTACCAAGTGCAGCAACACCGTTACATTCCTTCCAAGCATCTGGATATGTGTAACATGTAATTGTACCGTTAAGCTTCTCTGCTGACATTAAGTTAAGATACTTAATGTTATCTGCATAAAGCTCTGTAGCTTCAGCTCCTTCTGGTGTAAGTGTGATACCAGTAATACCTGACCAAGCTACACCCTGTGGATAAGAACCATCGTTGGCTCTAACATAAAGCGCACACTTTTTGACACCTGTCTCAAATGTACGTTCGCCTTCTTTGTCCCAAACGAGAACTTTTGATGTGTCTGGCATAATTAATTCCTCCTTTAATAATATACAAATAATACATAATGATTCAAGTCATCTTTCGCATAATGCGTATTGAACTTTGCAGTCGGAAGTTTCATCAACTCATCCAAAACTGTGTTGTCTGGATCTTCATGTATTAATGTTATCTGATAACGTTTTGTTGTGTTGTAAGGCATATTATCTGCATGCTCAACCTTAATATCAGCTAATTTATACAGTATGCATGGGTAATGCAATTTAGATGGTGGCTGGAAATATACATTTCTCGAACCGAGTATGTTCTCTAAAACAGTCTGTAAACTAGGCTTCATCGCCATTCCAAACACCTCCTACATTAAGCGAGATTCTAGGCCCACCAACTGGTGTAGCTGAAGTAACACGCCATTTCTGTCCCATGTATTCAACATACCTTATTCTTGAGAAGTTTCCGAATGCAAAAGGGTCAGCTATTATTTCAATCTTGTTAGCCATCGTGATTTCTTCATTAACCTGCGAAGTATTTAACCATCTTGTAGATAGTTGGATAATATCACCAACATAATCTTTTTCAGTTATTCTATGTTTCCATATACCAGGTTTTGTTTCTTCATCTATGGCATAACCAACTTTTCCTACAAACTTCATATCTTCTCTCCTATAAAAAGGAGGTAGCTGTTAAACTACCCCCATTTTGAATTGTTTTTTAACCTTCTGCCTGAGCAGCTGTTGTTGACTCAATTGTGATAGCTGAGTAAGGTACTGTAAGAGCTCCTGAGCAACGTGTCTCAAGTAAGTACTCATACTGGTTGAAGTTGATATCGAAATCTTCG